GCTTAGTCGGCATCAACGATACTACACCAACCTATCAATTAGATGTTAGATCTACAACTGGTGCATCAACTGTACAGTTTAGCTCCCCTTCCAATACTACTATTAATCTTCATTCTGATAATAATAGTACCGGACCGTTTAAAGTAGTATCTGAGAATAATGTTTTAAGTATTACTAAGCAGGCAGGTACTGCAGTTTATGAATATAATGAAGGTACAAATGCTACTGCTTTAATGGGACATGTTAATATTACCGGTACTCAAGTTGGTATTGGTAAATCTCCAGGATATCCATTAGATGTTCAAGGAAGTATTCAATCTACTAATAGTGGTGGAACTAGTGGTGTTATATTAAATCAAACCGGTGGTTTAGAAGTCATTAATACTTCTACTCAAGCATATATTGATTTTAAAAATTCTTTGAGTGATGATTATGATGCTAGAATTCAACAAGACAGCACAGGATTAGTATTCTATATCGGTGGAGCTGGTCCAACAGTAAGACGTGTTGATATAACTGGTGATGGTAAAGTTGGTATTGGAACTTCATCACCGACAACCGAGCTTCATATTGATGAAGGCTCGATGAAAGTTACTAGTGCAACTGGACCTAGAATTGGTTTAGATGTACAAGTTGCAGATGCAGCTGCTGCTCAGGTCAGAGTGGGTAATAGTACTGGTAATGCTACTTTTGAAAAGAATGACGGATACGCCGCTATTGATATTTCTGATTCTGATGAATTTAGAATTTATCAAAGTGGAAATTGGACGTATAGATTCCAGGCAGACGGAGACTTCTTTACTAGCGGTGATGTGACAGCGTTTTCCTCTCTTTCTGATAAAAACTTAAAAGAAAATATCGAGAACATTCCTAATGCTTTGAAAAAGGTATCTCAACTTAACGGTGTAACCTTTAACTATATCGGATCTAAAGATCCTATGACTGGTGTGATTGCTCAGGAAGTACAAGAAGTACTGCCAGAGGTTATCTACGAGACTGTAGACAATACCAGAGAAGATGGTAGAGCATTGGCAGTCAGATATGGTAACATGGTAGGTCTTTTAATCGAAGCTATTAAAGAATTAAAAGCTGAAGTAGAACAGCTTAAGAATAAAGAATAAATACTTACAACTGATGGATTTGAGTAGGTAACATGGCAAGACAAATATTAGATCTAGGTACGAACGCAAACGACGGAACTGGCGATACGCTTAGATCTGGTGGTACAAAGATTAATGATAATTTTAGTGAGATCTATCAGATCTTAGGTGATAGCTCTAGAAGCGCAACATCTGGTGTAGTCCTAGATAGCAATGGGATCAACTACATTGAAGGAGCTTACACCGTACAGCTTAACTTTGTCGTTGATAGTAATGCTATAGTTACTCTTCCACATAAAGATGGTAAAGTGCCAGTCGTAGAAGGAACCGGAGCATCTGCTATTTTAGATCTTGCCGATTCTGATAGTGGTAACGGAGCAGCAGTTTACTTTGCCAATAACTTTGACAGCGCTGGTTTGCTTCCTAACGCTACAGTTTACCATGGTATGTTTGCTCATGTAGACGACGCTGAAAGATCTGTGGTGTCACACGATGCAGGATGGATCAATCTGATTGATAGTGACGTCCTTACTAGTGTTAATTCTTCATATAGTATCGATATGAAAACTGGTGCTAATCAAACTACCTTTACTAATTTAAATCTTGTTACTCCATATATGACATCTCAATTTGTAGATGGTAACGCTAACGAAATTTTAGGACTGACTAGTACCGGTAGCCCTGCAAACTATATACAAATCTCGTCTAATGCTGCGGCAGATCCTAAAATAGAAGCTGTTGGTGATAGTGCTAATGTTAATATTGAGATTGGTACAAAAGGCAACGGATCTATCTGCTTAAATAAGGTTGCATACAAAACTCAGACAATGACAGCAGATGGAGCTATTTCGGACTCCGCATCCTTAGTTATTCTAAATAAAACTAGTGCTACATTAGCGGCTACTTTAGATAGCGGTACTGAAGCAGGCGAATATAAAATTCTTATTAATAAAAGCGCTTTATCTGCTACAGTAACGCCAACGGCTCTCGCTAATGGCACAAGCTTTACTTTAAAACAGAATGGTACAGCCCAAGCTATTTGGGACGGAACAGATTGGTTCTTGCTTGGTTCTAAAGATTCAGCTGACGACGACTTAACAGTAACACCGTAAAAAGAGATAAGACATGCCCGCAATTATTACAAATGATACCAAAAAGCTACTGATCGAAAAGATCATTGCAGATACAGCGGATTCAGATACTCGATACTTTATTGGTATTGGTCGATCTGACACGTGGCAGGACTCTACAGACGTTGCACCAATCGCTACTCAGATTATTAACTCCCCACGTGAAGAAACTAATTTTAGAACAAATTTACAATCTGCTGCCTTGACTGCAACAGTAAGTTTTGTATCTCCTAGATATAACTGGTCTTCCGGTACAATCTATCGTGCGTATGAGGGTGACGTTTCAGCTGCAGGTAATGGATCTTCTAACGATCCTGGAAATGGTCGTTACTATGTAATTACAGAAAATAACAGAGTATACATTTGTTTACAGCAAGGTAGAACTGCAACCGGACAAATCAACCCATCTCTAAATAACCCCGGTGATGAGATTCTTCCATCTGAAGGAACCAAACAACTTGGAGACGGATATGTATGGAGATTCCTGACTCTTCTGGATCCAGCTAAGCTTAATAACTTTGCTACTGCAAACTTCCTTCCTGTAGAAAAGATTCTTGACTCTGGCCAGTCTGCAGCAGAACAACTTCAGAAGGCTGCACAAGATGCTGCGGTTGCTGGAGAGATTACAGGATATAAAATTGTAGCTGGTGGTGCTGGTTATGCTACTACATCTACTGCAACTATCGAAGGTAATGGTACTGGAGCGACGATTAAACTGACAGCTAGCCCAACAACCGGAGCGATTGTAAGAGCTGAGGTGGACTCTAACGGATCTGGTGGATTTGGGTTTGGATCCGGATACGATTATGCCAATGTTAAGATTACTAGTTCATCGACTCCTACATCAACTGCAGTAATTCGTCCTACGATTTCTACAAATGGAGTAGGTGCAGATCCTAGAGATGATTTAAGATCTACAGCGGTTATGTTCAACTCTAGATTAGTTGGTGCTGCAGGTTCTGGAGATTTCTTAGTAGATCAGGAATTCAGACAAGTCGGCCTGATGAGAAATCTCCTTAAGATTAACGACTCTGACTTTACAGATGTTACAGGAAACGCTTTACGTAAGCTAACAGTTTCTGGCAATGAGCTAACTAAAAATATGACTATTCAGGGTGGTTCTAGTGGAGCAAAAGCTTATGTTGATGAAGCTATTGTTGATGGAGCCAATACTATTTTATATTATCATCAAAATGAAAAAACCGGATTTACACAATTTACTTCTGCAGATATTGGTGCAGATGCAATCTTTGATGTACTTAATACAACTACAAAAACCGGTGACTTTGTAAGCGATTCTGATGGAGAGTTTAATCCATTTTCAGGTGAGCTTTTATACCTGGATAACCGAGCTGCTATCGAAAGAGATTCTGCAAGTACCGAAGACGTTAAAATCATTATCCAATTTTAAGAGAGTAAAAAATGCCAAACGCTTTTAGTGATACCACATTCTCTAGTACCTATAAGGACGACTATAGGGATAGTGATAATTACCACCGCATCCTGTTTAACTCTGCTAGAGCTCTTCAAGCTAGAGAGCTTACTCAAATGCAGACTATTATTCAGGAAGAAATGTACCGCTTTGGTTCAAACATTTTCAAAGAAGGTGCAGTGGTTCAGCCTGGTGGTTTATCCGAAAACTTTGCATATGAGTTTGTAAAGCTTCAAGGCACTCCTACTTTATATCCAGGAAATACTTTGACCGGCGGGGGCATTACTGCTAGGGTCATTGAATTTGTTGCTAAAACTGCTACTGATCCTGCTACAGCTTATATTGAATATACTGATGTATCTGGCGTTAGCGGCGGTGCAACTATTACAAGATTCCCTGGTGCTACAGCTTTAACTGCAGCAACTGGAACAGCTAATTCTAATCCGGATACCAGTAATGTTACAACTGTACAAGCAACAGCTGGTGTTACTGTATCAGGCCAGGGATGTAAGGTTTCTGTTAATAAAGGATCTTACTTTATTAGAGGTCATTTTGTACAGACTTTACCTCAATCAATTATTGTTAGCAAATACACAAATACTCCAACATTCGATCTTGGATTTGTAGTAGCGGAAGATGTTGTTACCGCCGCCGATACTGATGCTTTATTTGATAATCAAAACGTAGAGCCTAATAGAACAGCCCCCGGAGCTGATCGTTATAGAATTACACTTACCCTGGCGTCTAGCCTCGATTTAGCAAATACTGATAACTTTATTATTATCAATCGCTATATCAATGGTGTACGCCAAGAAGAAATTGATGAAAGCGATTACAATCAAATTGAAAAGAGATTAGCTCTTCGTACTAAAGAAGAATCTGGCGACTATGTTGTAG